ACCAGGCGCAACTAGAAGCTCTGGAGATCAAGACGCGCCAGGTGTGTGCCGACACATGGAGCACCCTGCCGGAGGACCCGGAGAGACGTAAGGCCCTACTTGAACAGGTCATCTCGGAGACGATCGGCACGCTGGGGGACATCAGCGACGAGCTGGGGGCCCAGTACGTCGTCAACCACCGAGTGGCCAACGGTTACGAGCCAGGCCCGATCAGCCACTCCGTCAGAGAGAGCCCATCATCGGTACGCTGGCGACGCGGCGAGATCGAGCGCCTGCGTGAGCGCGAAGGCGACCAAGCCGCGTTCGCGCTCTTCGAACGTCGGATGGTGGCCTCAGTACTAGGACGCGCCCGCAACACGGTCGTCAACTCAGCCGCCAAGGCCGGGAACGGATGGTGTCGAGTCCCAGAGCCTGGAGCCTGCTGGTTCTGCCTGATGCTTGCCTCGCGAGGCGCCGTCTACCAGCAGGACACCGCTACGACCACTAAGTCCGGTGGCCGCTACCACGCCCACTGCCGCTGCACAGCAGCAGAGGTATTCAACGACGACCACCTGCCACCGGCGACAGCCGCCTGCGTGGACTGGTACGCACAGCACGGATCGTTCGACCGCGACGACGTCGAGTCAGGAGCCTTCTCAGCAGCCACCGGCCTGATCTCCTCATCGGTCGAGGCCGCAGACGACGCCAGGCTAGGCCGCTCCAGGCTCCCCGAGGACTTCACCCCCACGGTCATGGAGCCTCAGGCCCTACTGGCAATCTGGCCAGAGCCCGACGAGATCGACATGCAGGTCATCCTCCACGGCAAGGCACCGACCGTCTCCCGCAGCAGAAAGCGCAAGAAGTGGCGAGGAGGGCACGGCCCGGGCGCACGCGTCCCAGGCAAGACAGAGTTCCCCACGGCATGGACCGACGACGACATCTACAAGGCCACGATCCTCACCATGATGGATCCCCAGCTCGCCCAGATCGACGGCGACAGACGAACCTACCGCCGCGACGTCCACGGCATCATCGTCGAGGTCTCCTGGTACCTAGAGGCGCAAACAGGAACCATGGTCTACCGGCACACGATCCCGGTCGCCGGGCAAGACGTCTACAAGAACAATGAAAAAGGACAACAAGAATACGTTGTCCCCTACGACACTGATCTTCTAACAACTAGAATCATGAACCATGGAGCTGCGTAACAGGTTCGGCGAGCGGATCGATGAGGACTACGCGCCCATCATCGCGGACGTCTTCCCGAGGATGGGACTCTCCATCGACCCCGTCACCCTGACAGAGTTCAACGGCGGCGACGAGTACGACGGCGTCGTCTTCGCCCTCAACCTCGCAGCCCACGAGGGATACCGAGTCCCCGAGCACATCCTGGCCCCGATCGCAGATGAGATCCGCAGCTACATCGACGGCCCGGACGGAGACAAGTTCGACCGCCTGGCTATGCGGTACATCGAGCAGATCCGCGCCCTCGACAACGCATAGAACCACCAGCCAGCACCTGAAAGGCCACCCACCGCGCTCGCGGACCGGGTGGCCTTGCTGTATCAGCGCCCGTACGCCCCGCTGCCGCAACGGCCGCGGGGCGTACGTGTACCCACCCATATGGCCGCCTCCCGCAACGGGTAGGTGGCCGCCTGCCTGGAACAGGAAGGAAGAACCGCTCATGGCAGACAACACCGAACCGACCACCGACGAGACGACGCAGTCCACCACCCCGGCACCGCCAGCCCCCGACGCTCCCGCCGAGCAGGAGGGGCAGGAGGACAAGGGTGCGGACTACTGGAAGTCCCGCTCGCGCCAGTGGGAGGACAAAGCCAAGAAGAACGCCGAGGCCGCCAAGGCCTGGCAGGAGTACCAGGACTCACGCAAGACCGAGGAGCAGAAGGCCGCCGACCAGCGTGCCGCTCTGGAGGCCGAGCGTGACCAGGCCCGCCGTGAGGCGCGCATGACCAAGGCCGCGCTCAAGCACGGCCTGTCCCTGGAGGACCTGGAGCTGCTGGACCCTACCGGCTCGGATGCGGAGTTCGAGTCCAGGGCCGCTGCCCTGGCTGAGCGCCTGTCCAAGGCGGCAGAGCCTGCCCGGCGTCGTGACCCCGCCGTCGGCCGTGAGCACGTCAACCCACCCGCCGGGGCCGACTGGCTGCGCCAGTCGCTGTCCGGCTCCTGAAACCCAGTGAGAGGAACCAGAAGATGGCTACCTACAACAAGATCATCAACGACACCGCTGCCGGCGCGCTCATCCCGCCCGAGCACTCCGCCGAGATCATCAAGGAGGCCCCTAAGTCCTCCGCGATGCTCACGCTGGCACGCAAGGTGCCTATGTCCACCAAGCAGAAGACCCAGCCGGTCCTGTCCACCCTGCCCGAGGCCTACTGGGTCAACGGCACCACCGGGATGAAGCAGACCACGGACGTTGGATGGTCCAACATGACCATCACCGCCGAGGAGATCGCCACCCTGGTGGTCATCCCCGACGCCGTCATCGACGACTCCGACGTGCCCCTGTGGGAGGAGGTCAAGCCCCTCCTGGCTGAGGCCGTGGGCCGCAAGATCGACCAGGCCACCATCTTCGGGGTGGACAAGCCCTCCACCTTCCCCGACGCCCTGGTCGCCGGCGCCACCGCCGCAGGCAACACCGTCAAGGTTGCCGCCAAGACGGACCTGGGCGTGGCCACGGCCCAGCTCGGTGAGAAGCTCGCCAAGCAGGGCTACGCGGTCAACGCGTTCGCGGGCCGCCCGGGCCTGAACTGGATGCTGACCGGCCTGCGTGACGCCAACGGCCAGCCGATCTACTCCCCGGCCGGTGACCTGGCGGCCCAGCGCCTGTACGGCTTCCCGCTCCAGACCGTGGAGAACGGTGCCTGGGACGACGCCAAGGCCGAGCTGGTTGCAGCCGACTGGAGCCGCTTCGTCGTCGGCCTGCGCCAGGACATCACCTACACGATCCACTCCGACGCCGTCATCACCGACGACTCCGGCAAGGTCATCTTCAACGCCATGCAGCAGGACTCCAAGATCATGCGAGTGGTCATGCGAGTCGGCTTCCAGGTCAACAACCCCGCCGCAGCGATCGCCAAGACACGCTACCCGGCCGGACTGGTCCTGCCCGCCACCACCACCGCTGGCGCCGGGGCCTGACCCACACACCTGATGGCGTGGCCCCGCTCCGTGCCATGGCGGGGCCACGTCCTCAGCACCACCCACCACGCACCCAGGGAGGACGACATGGCAGACACCATCGCCACCCCGGACGGCGCCGGCGCCTACGCCACCGCCCAGGACATCCTGTCCCGGTGGATCGCCTCCACCCTCCCGCCCGACGAGACCGTCATCAGCTCCTACCTGGCTGACGCCTCGGTCCTCATGGACGCCGAGTTCCCCGACCTCGCACAGCGTGTCAAAAGCGACCACGCCACCAGAGCCAGGGCGGCCGTGGTCGCACGCCGCATGGTCATGCGCGTACTGACCAACCCCGACCAGATCCGCCAGGTCAACGAGACCAGCGGGCCCTTCTCCGGGGGCGTCACCTACGCGGCCGAGACCCTCAACGGCCTCTACCTGTCCGACGAGGACCGGGCCCTGCTGTCGGCCTCACCAGCACGCACCCAGCAGGCCTGGGCCATCGACCCCACACCAGCCCCCACCACTACACCAGACGAACCCGTCCTCTACGGCACCCAGGTCGTGACCCTCCCTGAGGTGGACTGATGCGACCCTGGAACCAGCGACACCGCACCACCATCACCGTCACCCGCCACCCCTACCAGCCCGACGCGCCAGACCGACGCGGACACAGCGAACCGGCCTGGGGCCCGCCCCAAGACCTGCCAGGCTGCCTCCTGGCACCAGGCACCAGCAGCGAACCCGCCGAAGCGGGCCGCGACAAGGTCCTGACCCAGGCCACCATCTACGCCCCACCCGGAACCACCGTGACCGCCCTAGACCGCATCACCACACCAGACGGCACCACCTGGCAGGTCACCGGCACCCCAGCCTCCTGGCCACCCTCACCCGTCATAGGCGCCCCCGACGGGGGAGGCGTGGTCGTCACCCTCACTCGCACCACCGGATAGACACCAGGAGACACCCATGGTCAAGGTCACCCACAACATCGCCGGGTACCGCGCCCTGCGCCATGACCCCGCCGTCCAGGCCCTATGCGAGCAGCTCGCAGCCCGCCTAGCCAGCCAGGCCACCGCCGCCGCCACCATCCGGGGCGCCAGGTACACCAGCGCACCCGACGTCCTGGCCTATCGCGGTGGAGCCTCAACCTCACCAGACGGCTACAAGGCTCGCCTCGACAACGCCCGCAACAACACCCTCCTTGCCGCCCTCGGAGGCGCATGATGTCCGTCACCGTCTTCCCCGACCAAGTCGCCCTCACCACCGACTACCTCAACCAGCACCTACCTCACGCGCTCGCGGCGGTAGGCCTCGATGGCGACGTGGTGGTCTCCTCCCAGGTGCCGGTAGACCGTCCTCCGCTGCTGGTACGTGTGCAGGACTCAGGTGGGCAGCTGCGCGACGTCGCCCACGAGACCGCGCTGCTAGCCGTCCAGTGCTGGGCACCTACGGACGTGGCCGCGACGGACCTGGCTCGTGCGGTCACAGGCCTGCTGCGGGCCTGGCCCACCGACCCGACCTCAGGCCGGCAGGTGACCGTCGTGACCTGCTCGCGCCCCTACTTCTTTCCAGACCCAGACACCTCTAACCCCAGATATCAGGCGACCGTGGAGGTCACCTGCCGACCTGAAAGGACCATCTGATGGCAACCACCGCTAACGCCCCGTCCACCGCACAGGTGCTGTCCGGAAAGCCCAAGGCATCCGGCGGAGTATTCCGAGGCCCCCTGAACGTCACCACCCCGGCGGATGCCTCCGCCGCACTTGACTCCAAGATGGTCGGCCTGGGCTACGTCTCCTCCGACGGCCTGACCGAGACCATCGACCGGTCCACCGAGAAGATCACCGCCTGGGGTGGCGACACCGTCAAGGTCGTCCAGACCGAGCACTCCGTGGTCTACAAGCTCACCCTCATCGAGACCGCCAACGCTGAGGTCCTCAAAGCCGCCTACGGCGACTCCAACGTCACCACCACCCCGGCCTCCGCCTCCAAGGGAACCCTTCACAAGATCCTCGTCAACTCCAAGACGCTGGAGCCATCGAGCTGGGACTTTGAGATGGCAGACGGAGGCGCAGACATCCGCATCTTCGTCCCTAACGGACAGGTCACCTCCGTCGGAGACATCACCTACTCCGACGAGGAGGTAGTGGGCTACGAGCTCGAAATCGAGGCCCTGCCAGACAAGGACGGAAACAAGGCATACAAGTACGTCCAGCTCGCCGACAAGACCGGCTCCACGGGCGCCTGAGACAGAAAGGACCATCGATGACCTACATCGTCCCCGACTACAACCAGCAGACCGCCCCATTCGACTACCGCCTGCCAGGCTGGCAGGAGGACGTCTCCATCCCCTCCTACAACCACCTGCCTACCCGCCAGACTCGCCCGACTCGCAGTATCTGCGCGTCAGGACGACATGGCTCCCCTCATCGCTGCCCTATCCGACGGGCGTGACGATGTCGCCGACGCCCTGTGGGACCTGCCCATCAAGGGCGTCGTCGACATCTACGCAGCATGGCAGCGAGCCGCAGGGATCACCCAGGGGGAATCGAAGGCCTCCTCACCCTCCTGACCGAGCACGGGGAGGCCATCAGCGCCGATCTGATCACCATGCGCAGGTCCATCCACGACCTGGGCACACCAGCCCTGCCGTGGGTGGACCTGCTCGCCATCGTCCGCCACCTCCCACCCACCTCAGCCCTGGGCCGCGTCATGGCCGCAGAGCATCGGGAGGAGGACGGGGACGAGCAGTGGGACCTGCACGCCCACCTCCTGGCCGGAATCTGGGACGCCCTCAACGCCCTGGTCTGGCTCAACAGCGGAGGCAAGCGTAAAGACCGCCCTAAGCCCATCCCGAGGCCAGGCAGAGCCCCACCGCCTACGGGCACGTCTCCATGACCCTCGACCAGGCAGCCGCCTACATGCAGGCCCGACGACAGGGGCGTAGCGCCCCACATAACAACTGAACAGGGGAGAGATATGGCCGTCGAGCTCGCACAGGCGTACGTCAACATCATCCCCGAGACCAAAGCCATCGGCCCAGCCGTCAACCAGATAGCCGGCAGCCTGGACGGCGCCGGAAAGAAAGGCGGCGGACTCTTCTCCGCAGGCCTCGTCGGCGGCGTCGCCGGAGGCCTGGCATCTCTCGCAGGATCAGCGGTCACCTCCGGCCTATCCGCCATCAAAGGCTCCGTGGTCGACATGGTCCACTCCTTCTCCGATCTGGAGGACGCCACAGGAGCCGCCGGCGTGGTCTTCGGCGACCAGATGGACACCATCATCGCCCAGGCCCAAAACGCCGCATCCGAGATGGGCATGACCAAAGCCCAGGTCATCGACGCCGCCAACACATTCGGCACACTCGGCAAAGCCGCAGGCCTGTCAGGCGTCGACCTCGCCAACTTCTCCACCGAGATGACAGCGCTCGCGGGTGACCTGAGCTCGTTCAAGGGCGGTAGCCCGGAGGAGGCCGTGCAGGCGATCGGTGCGGCTATGCGTGGTGAGGCTGAGCCGATCCGCCGCTACGGCATCCTGCTGGACGACGCGACCCTAAAGAACCGGGCGCTGGAGATGGGCCTGATCTCATCGACCAAGGACGCGCTGACGCCTCAGGCCAAGACTCTGGCTGCGCAGGCCGAGATCCTGGCCCAGTCCACTGACGCGATGGGGGACTTCGGCCGCACCAGCGAGTCGACTGCCAACGTCGCCAAGCGGTTCGACGCCACCATGGTCAACTTCAAGTCCACCTTGGGTGGTGTGGTGGCGCCTGCCTTCACCCTGTTCAAGAGTGTGGCTGCGGACGCGATCGGCGGACTGGACTCCAGCCTGCAGGCCGCTATGCCGAGGATCGAAGCGTTTTGGTCTGGGGTGTCGGACAAGGTCCATGCCGGCGTAGACGGGATCAAAGGCGTCCTGTCGATCCTCGTGCACGGAGACTTCCAGGGCGCGGACATGACGTTCGGCCTGTCCGAGGACTCCCCAGCGGTTGACGCCCTGTTCACCATCCGGGAGAGGCTGGCGCAGGGCTGGGAGTCCATCAAGGGAGTCTTCGCCCAGGCCGGCCCGGCCATCGGCTCGGTCATGGGCGCCCTCGGGCCCGTCATCGCCTCCATCGGGCCGCAGGTCCTCCAGCTGGTGTCCGCCCTGTCACCCATGCACCTGGTGCTCACTGCCATCATGCCGGTCCTGCCGCAGATCGCGGCCGCGCTGGGCCAGGTCGCCTCCGTCGTGGGCGGGGCCCTGACCCAGG